CCAGATAGGAAACCGTCATGGGTAGACTACCATTCCCCCCTCACCCGTGTATAATAACTGTATACACAACAAAGAAACACATGCCATTCGCAGCACACCCAGTGACCACTGATCATATTGTTAACTACCTCATATCAAAGCATGGTGAGCAAGTTGGGACCACAGAATTACTTGGTGCTGCTGAGCATTTCTCTTGCTCCTTCGCTACTGTCAAGAAGCGCCTCAAGGACCACAAGTCTGGTATCGGCAAGTGGAATCTCTCTGTGCAAGAAGTCAAGCAACAACTTGAGACTGTCGTGAAGCATAGTGAGTCACTCATTCCCCTTAAGGATGCTAACTATGTGCCCTTTGGTAATGCCACTGACCTCAAGAAGATCATCAAGTCTAAGATCTTCTACCCTACATTCATCACTGGTCTCTCTGGTAACGGTAAGACCCTTGGTGTGGAGCAATCCTGCGCTCAACTCGGACGTGAGTTGATCCGCGTAAACATTACTGTTGAGACTGATGAAGATGACCTCATCGGTGGTTTCCGTCTCGTCAACGGTGAGACTGTGTGGCACAACGGTCCCGTGATCGAAGCACTTGAGCGTGGTGCTATCCTGCTGCTTGACGAGATCGACCTTGCATCTAACAAGATCCTCTGTCTGCAGTCTATCCTTGAAGGTAAGGGTGTCTTCCTGAAGAAGATCGGTCGTCAGGTGTCTCCTGCTGCTGGTTTCAACGTCTTTGCTACTGCTAATACTAAGGGTAAAGGCAGCGAAGATGGTCGTTTCATCGGCACCAACGTGCTCAACGAAGCATTCCTTGAGCGTTTCCCTGTGACCTTTGAGCAAGAGTATCCTGCTCCTTCTATTGAGACTAAGATGCTCAACAACTATTGTGCTGAGTTGCAGTGCTGTGACGATGACTACATCAAGAATCTGGTTGCATGGGCAGACATCATCCGTAAGACTTTTAAGGATGGTGGTGTCGATGAGGTGGTCTCCACCCGTCGCCTTGTCCACATCATCCGTGCTTACAGCATCTTCTCTGACCGTGTGAAGGCAATCAAGGTCTGCCTCAACCGTTTCGATGATGAGACTAAGCAGTCATTCATCGAATTGTATGATAAGATTGATGCTGACGTTGACGTGTCGGTTGACAATCCTCTCAGTCTCTGATATCCTTTATAGATAATCTCTGTTTATTATGGCAAACAAGTATAACGAAGATGAGATTATCAAGGAGTTGAAAGACTACATCTGCGCTACCTACCAGCAGCACTATTCCAGTGGTAACGGTGAAGGTATCCAGACCCTTGATCTCATCAATGCTTGTGGTGACGCTGAGGCATTCTGTAGGAGCAACATCCTGAAGTATGCCTCTCGCTATGACAAGAAAGGCACCGCTAGACGTGATCTCATGAAGGTGCTACACTATGCTGTGTTACTGATTCACTTCAGTGACCAGTCGGCAACACTCGAAACTTACCCCCAGTAATTATGCAACCTGAAGCAAGACAAACAGTTAAACTGAGCAAGCAAACCATTGAGGTGCTTCGCAACTTCAGTGCTATTAATAAGTCTATTCTTATTGATCCTGGTAAGTTTATAGAAACGATGTCAGTCAATAAGAATATCATCGCTGCAAGCGATATCCGTGAGGGAATCCCTGAGCAGATGGCAATTTATGATCTGCCTCTCTTCCTCGGTGCTCTGTCACTCTTCAAGACCCCCATTCTCTTCTTCCCTGATAACAAGAAGGTTGTGATCTACGACGAGGACACCAAGGGCAAGACCACCTTCTACTACAGTGACCCCGAGATCATCGGTAGGGTCCCTGAGTTTAACCCTGATCTCCCTGACCCGGAATTGTTCTTTGACCTGCCACAGCAGGATCTGGATCAACTCATGCAGGCATCTAAGGTCTATGGTGTGGAAGATCTCTGCATCTATGGGTTTGAAGGTGAGTATAGTATCTGTGTGAAAGACAAGAAGAATGACACGTCTAATGTCTTCTCCCTGCCACTGAAGAAACCAACCTTTAATGACCCGCAGAATATGACAGTTGAGCGTATGACATTCTGTTATTGTTTCAAGGTTGAGAATCTGAAAATGATGACTGGTAGTTATCATGTAACGCTCTCACGACGTAACATCGCTAACTTCTCTAGTCTCTCCAACTCCTCCCTCAACTATTTTATTGCTCTTGAGCCCTGATTATGAATGATAAATTGTTTCTCTGGGTAGAAAAGTATCGTCCTCAGACTATTGAGGAGTGCATTCTACCAGGAAGCACTAAGGAAATCTTTCAAGGTTTCCTGGATCAAGGTGAGATCCCTAATCTCTTACTCTCAGGGTCTGCTGGTGTTGGTAAAACTACTATCGCCAAGGCACTGTGTAAGGAGTTAGGTGCCGATTGTCTGGTTATCAACGGATCTGACGAAGGTCGTTTCCTCGATACCGTACGTAACCAGGCAAAGGTGTATGCCTCTACAGTCTCTTTGACCTCCACTGCTAAGCATAAGGTCATCATTATTGATGAGGCAGATAACACCACACCTGATGTGCAGATGCTTCTCCGTGCTTGCATTGAGGAGTTTCAAAAGAATTGTAGATTTATCTTTACTTGTAATTACAAGAATAAGATTATCTCTCCTCTACACTCACGGTGCTCTGTTATTGACTTTGCACTTAAGGGTAAGGATAAGCAAGCACTAGCAGGGGCATTCTTCAACCGTGTTAAAACTATCCTAGATAGTGAAGGCGTCAACTATGAGCCAAAGGTTGTCGCTGAGGTGGTCCAGAAACATTTCCCTGACTTCCGTCGCACACTCAATGAGTTGCAACGGTATTCTTCTTCGGGGAAGATTGATACAGGTATCCTTGGTGTCTCCAATGACATCAACATTACCAACCTCGTAGGATATATTCGTAACAAAGAGTTTACCAACATGAAGAAGTGGGTGACTCAGAATATGGACAACGAGCCTATTTCTATTATGAGAAAGATCTACGACAACCTCTACAACCATGTCCAACCAAAGTCAATTCCTGAAGCAGTGCTGGTCATCTCTGAGTATCAGTATAAGTCTGCTTTCGTTGTTGACCAAGAGATCAACATGGTGGCATTCCTAACCGAATTAATGATGAGATGTGAATTCAAATGAATGTAAAACTATTCCGTATGCGGTCTGGCGAAGATGTCGTTGCAGACCTGATCGAAGACACTGAAGATAGTGTCACTTTCTGTAACCCTATTGTCGCTATCCCTAGTGGAGAAGGTAGACTGGGGTTTGCTCCTTGGGCACCACTTCTGAATGGACGTGACGCACCTGTGACTGTCCCCAAAGACTACATTGTCTTTGGTCCTCTTGACACTCAAGAGGCAGTGGTCAAACAGTTTGAGCAAATGTTTAGTATCATTGAAACTCCTAGTAATAAAAGACTGGTGTTATGACCAATCAGAAGAAGAGAGCACAGGTTAAATCTAGATTTTATTATATCTTCTGGGGAGTTGCTACTATCTCAGTACTCGCAGGTCAACTCTATGTTGGCAGCGGATACCGAATGTTGCATTACTCTATGGAAGATCTAATAAATAAGGTTAACGCTGTAATGCTACAAGTCAAACCCAATTCATACGAGGGTTACATGTGAGACAAAATTACCAACCACTAAACTTCTTTCCCGTCCAGTGTTATAGTTTTAGTTGTGATAAATCTCTTCTGGACACTACTCTAGGTATTGTAAAAGGTCTAGAGTATCGATCGTTTAACGAACCTACAGGTGTCCTTACTTCTTCTGACGTTCAGCAGAAGGAAAGTTTCGCTCCACTCATGTCATGGTTTCAAGAGTGTATTGACACAATGCACGTTGATACGGGTCTTAACTGTGATAGGTTGGTAGTTAATAAGTCATGGGTAAACAAGTCTGCAGCAGGGTCTGGTCACCACCACGACGCTCACAGGCATCCTATGTCATACTACAGTGGTATCCTTTACCTCACACCTGGTGCTCCTACGATATTCATTGACCCTCTCTTCCAGAGGGAGTGGGGATCCTTTTACTTGGATGGTAGAGTCAACACTGAGTTGGCATATCATGGTGGTGCTGGTGGTCTGCTACTATTTCCTAGTTGGATTATACATGCAACTGCTCCCAATACAGAAGATGTTGATAGATACACTATGGCATTTAATACATTCCCCTCAGGTGACATCAATCTAGGTGGGCATGGTTTACCCATGGCCAGAGTTAAGACTGAAGGATGGAAGGATCTTGGTCCATTGAATTTAGATGAATATGCAAGGGACTGAATTACATTTGTTTCCTGTTGTATGTAGGACATATCAACAACCTGATAAGACTCTCAATCAACGTGTGATTGACTCGCTGGATGGGTATCCTTCTCAGCAGTCTAACTTTCCTGAAGGTGTCATCACTTCACGTCCTGATCTCCATAAGGTAGAAGAGGGTCCTATCACAGAGTTGAGGCAATTTTTCTGGGACTGTCTAGCAGAGTATAGGTATGCCTACAAACTCTACTGTGATGCCCTAGAGATCTCCTCTATGTGGTTTAACTATGCACCTGCTGGGAGTGGGTTTGGACACCCTTTACACAGGCATCCAATGTCTTATATAAGTGCTGTCTACTACCTCACTCCTGGTGCTCCTACCTTCTTTGACGATCCTGTTACACCTCGCACATATGA